TCTCTTATGACGGATGAAGAGCTTCGAAACTATACACAGCGTCTGATAGCCGAGAAGAACTACTCGGATGCGCTGGCAAGGGCACAGTCTTCCACCGGTTTCGGAAGGGCTGAAAAGTTTGTTGGCGATATCGTTACAGCTATCCCGAAGGCCGCAGCCAAGACAGTTGCGAATATTCCTCAGGGCGTTGTAGACATTGCCAATCGAGGCGTTAATACGCTTGCCGATGCTGGTTTCCAGAGGATTGCGAACCAGATTCGAAAGACCAACAGCGAACGCAGACTTGAGAAGCTCCAGCGTGAGCAGAAGATTCAGGACATCGAAGAGGAAATGGCTGATGCCGATGGATCTCGGGCACAGCAAAAAGAAATAGAGAAACTACAGAGGGTATCTCAGCTTCGCGATCTACAGGACCGGTTGGACCCGATAAGTGCTGAAATGCAGGATCAGATCAAACGACTTCAACAGCAGAAGCAGATAAAGGATTTGCAGAAGTCGCTTGATCCGAGTAAGAACGGCGGAGGACTTGCCGCAGCCATGAGAATTATTGGCGATCCTGATTCATCTCCGAATCAGATTCAGGAGGCTAAACAAGTATTGCAGAATTATGACCTGGCTCAGACTTTTATGAGCAAGATAGCCGCGAGAAATCAGTCGAGTCCTGCGTCTACCGCCCAGCCGATTCAAAATGCCGGATCACCAAATCCAGTGCCGACACCTCAGGCTTCTCCGATTCCTGCGTCTGCGCCAGTTCAAAATGAGCCGCCGAGGCAGTATCAGATGAGGCCGCTCGAATCAATGGGCGACCTTGGAAGTCTGTCCGGTTACGAAACTCGTGCACCTCGTGTGAACGCGTATGATGCCGCTAAACGCGGTGATCATTCATATCTTGAACCGAGGAACGATGTGACAAGAATGCACTGGCAAGAACCGCCTCGTGTACAGACTCCTCCGCCAACAATCTATGACGACTACCCGGACAATTACGACTGGGATCGGTATTATAGATACGGAAGATAAGAAGGGATAAAAAGATGTCGCTATCCAATACAGCGGTTCCGATTTACTATGGCAGATTCCGGGACGCCGTATTGGCTGGCGAGATCCCGGTAAATCAGTATATCGACATGGAGATGCAGCGCATTGACAAGCTGATCGAGAACCCAGGCGTGTTCTACGACGACAAGGCAATCAATGGCTACATCAAGTTCTGCGAGAATGAATTGACCTTGACAGACGGATCAGAATTGCGTCTGCTTGATTCATTCAAGCTTTGGGCTGAGCAGTTACTGGCCTGGTATTATTACGTCGAACGAGACGTATACATCAAGGGAAAGAAGAATAAAAAGGGCCGAACGGTCAAACGCTTGATCAAGAAACGGCTCATCAACAAACAGATTCTGATAGTTGGCCGAGGCGCTGCAAAGTCGATGTACGCATCCACAGTACAGGGTTATTTCCTTGTAATGGATCCGGCAACGACCCAGCAAATCACTACAGCTCCTACGATGAAGCAGGCTGAGGAAGTGCTGTCTCCGCTCAGGACAGCTATTGTTCGCGCAAGAGGACCACTGTTCAAGTTCCTCACAGAAAGCACGATACGCACATCACGGCATTCGTCTGCTTCTCAGGCCCTTCTGCAATCGACCAAGAAAGGCGTCGAGAACAAAATCACCAATTCCATATTGGAGATCAAGCCAATGGAGATCGACAAGCTTCAGGGCTTGCGTTGTAAGATCGCCAGCGTGGACGAGTGGCTTTCCGGCGATATACGTGAGGATCCCATCGGTGCTATCGAGCAGTCCGGTGCGAAAGGTCTCATCGAGGATTACGTTATCATCGCAATCAGTTCCGAGGGGACTGTACGCAATGCGGTGGGCGATACAATCAAAATGGAAATGGTTGACATCCTTCGGGGAAAGTACGACAACCCCCACGTCTCGATCTGGTACTATAGACTGGACGATGAGAAGGAAGTGGCCGATCCAGATATGTGGGTTAAAGCGAATCCTAATATCGGCCAAACCGTTTCTTACGAGACCTATCAGCTTGAAGTCGAGCGCGCCGAGCACGTCCCGGCTGCAAAGAACGACATTCTGGCAAAGCGCTTCGGAATCCCGACCGAAGGATTCACGTATTTCTTCACGTATGAAGAGACACTTCCCCAGGCCAGAAAACTGGATTACTGGGGTATGCGGTGTTCTCTTGGTGCTGACCTTTCCATGGGTGATGACTTCTGTGCATTTGCATTTCTGTTCCCACTTCCAGACGGTTCATTCGGTGTTAAGACAAGATGCTATATTTCCATGCTCACTTATCAAAAGCTCATACGTGCCATGCGAATGAAGTACGATGAGTTTATCAATGAGGGCAGCCTAATCGTCATGGAGGGCAGTGTGCTCGACATGCTGGAGGTCTATGACGATCTCGACAGGCACATTGTCGAGCAGGAATACACCGTTTGTTCATTTGGCTTCGACCCATACAACGCCAAGGCTTTTGTTGACCGATGGGTCTCTGAGAATGCCGAGTATGGTGTTGAGAAGGTTCCTCAGGGTGCAAGGACAGAATCCGTTCCTCTGGGCGAGCTTAAGAAGCTTGCTGAGAGCGATATGCTTCTGTTCGATCAGGAGCTGATGTCGTTCTGTATGGGCAATTGCATCGCGATCATCGACACCAATGGAAACAGAAAACTGTACAAGAAGAGAAACGATCAGAAGATCGACAGCGTAGCCGCCACGATGGATGCTTATGTTGCCTATAAGCTTCACAAGGATGAATACGAATAAAATCTAACCCCTCAAACGGAGGTGCATGAACGTGGGAAAATACTACGTCGCTGGCATTCCATTTGACAGCGAAAATAGCCTCAAGCACTACGGTGTAAAGGGCATGGAATGGAACAAGCATAAGTTCGGCATTGACGCCGATGATCGATACATCAAATGGCTGAAGAACGCCGGTCAGAATATCGGGCGATTCGGAGCTAACGTCGCTCAAAATGTGGCCAAGGGCGTCACCAATGCTGCAAGGACGGCCGGGACTGCTGTGAATAAGGGCGCGAATTTTGTCACAGGCAATCAGAACCGGCAGCAGTACCAGAATCAGAGCGCGGCATCTCGAATGATGCGCAATCCACAGCAGGCCCAGCAGAGAGCCACGAGCTACTATAACCAGCAGCAGGCCAAGACCCTTCCGGGCATTGCGAAGACTACTGCTACGAGTGTTGCGAATACCGCTGATAAATTGTATAGAGAGAGCGGGCTTAAAGGCAACGTTGACCGAATTTCAAACGCGATAACCGGGAATACTGACCGTGCCACAGCTCAGAGCTACAGAGATTTAGCCAATTTTCAGGAAGATCAGAATGCGCCTTTCCATGCTGAATCTCCCCAGTATTCTCCTGAAAATCTTCGAAAGAAAGCTGATGAATATCAGAAGGCAGCCGACAACGCTTTGATTCCGAGTGTTCAGCGTGCTGCTGGAAATGTTGGTAATGCTGTTTCCGATGCTGCAAATGCCGTCGGCGATTGGGCAAAAGGTGCTGCCCAGAAAGCTGCAGATGTCGCACTGTGGCCTGCTACTCGTGAAGACGTAGTGAACACTGCTCAGAATGTTGGAAACGCAGTATCCGGAGCTGCTGGAAATGCTGCTAACTGGGCTCGCAACGCCGCTGAGAACGTCGGTAATTGGGCTGGACAGGCTGCCCAGAATGTTGGCAATGCCGTTTCCGGGACTGCTCAAAACGTAGGCAACACTGTCGGCCAGGCTGCTCAGAACGTAGGTAACGCTGTATCCGGTGCTGCCAACAAAGCCACTGAAGGTACCAAGGGATTCCTTAATAGTGCCGGGCAGTGGGTGAGCGGTGCTGTCAATAACGTCAAGAATACCGCCTCGAAAGCCGCTTCTGATGCTAAAAATGGTGCCTCTGGTTTCCTCAACAGTGCTGGTCAGTGGGTCAGCAATGCTGCTGGTAACGTGAAGAACGCTGCTCAGAATGTCGGTAACACCGTTGGCCAGGCTGCTCAGAACGTAGGCAACACTGTCGGCCAGGCAGCTGAAC